AAACGGATCGCGCCATACAGCAGCGCCAGTTCCTCGCTCCACGCCACGGCGTTTTCGGCGAGGCGCCACAGCCCCATCGGGTTGCTCACCGTGATGGCCGCGTTGTCGCTGGGGCTGCTGCGCAGGCGCGTGCCCAGCTCCAGCGTAGCCTGGCCGCTGCCGTTGCTGTTGGCATCCTGTGCAATCGGATACAGCCGCGCGCTGCTGCCGCTGCCGATCTGTATCCAGTCGCCGGCCTTGAGGATGCCGGTCACGCTGTTGCTCCAGCCGTCGGTGATCAGGCTGCGCCCGGTCTGCGAGCCGCCGTTCACCAGCGGCGTGCCGGTGGCCGCACCGCGCGCCGTGGCGCTGTTGCGCGGCCCCATCAGGAACGTGCCCTCCTTGCCGTTGAGCGCCAGCAAAAACCCGATCACCGCCGACGCATCGGCACGCGAGGCGGTGACGAACTCCACCGCGCACGACAGCAGATCGCCCTGGTGCGCGTACACCTGCTGCTCGAAGGTAAACGGCGACGCGCTCTCGCCCACCGCCGACACCTTGCTGAATGACAGGCGCGACGGCACCGTCGCCGGGAATGCCAGCGGGTAGGATATCGACATTGCGCGTTCTCCCCCGTCAGGCGAATGCCGCCATGCCGCGCTGCCGCGCGTTAACCACCGCCGTCAGCGCGCGGCGCTCGATGCTGCCGTTCAGGCCCATGATCATCTGCTCCAGCCGCGCCAGGCCGGCCGCATCCGCGCCGCGCGCGTCGATGATGTAGGTGTCGCCGCCACCGCGCGGGCGCTGCTGCGCCGGCGTTTCCACCGTCACACGCTCGCCCGGCGTGGCCATGAAGCCGACGAGCTGCGAATCCGTGCCGCCGCTGCCGCCGACCTCGAAAGAGCCGCCGGAGGCGAAGCCGAAGAGCTTGCCGATGCCGGACGTTATGCCGCCCCAGTCGATGCTTTTTGCATACGCAGAAATCGCGTTGCCCAACGGCTCGCTGACCGTGCGCCGCAGGAAAATCTTCGCCACGTCCTGCGCCAGCCCGGCCAGCACGTCGCGGAATTTGTTGCCGCCGGTAACGGCCTTTTCAAACGCGGATTCAAAGGTGTAGCCCAGGTTCTTCCAGAGATCGTCCTGCTTCTCGACGGCCTTTTCGTTGATGCCGGCCGCCTTGTCCATCGCTTCGTTGACCTTCCACATCGCCTCCATCATCTGCGCCTGCGTCAGCTTGCCCTTGTCGTAGAGTTGCTCGATTTCCAGCAGTTGCCGGCGGTATTTTTCCAGCGGGTCAGCCATATCGATGTAGCGCTGGCGCAGTTCCTCCAGCGCCTTGTCCTCAGCCTCGCGCACCTTGCGCGCCTTCTCGGCTTCGTTGTCGGCGAAGATCATCATCTTGAGCTTGGCCTCGGCCGTCTCTTTTGCGACCTGCGCCTCCTCGCGCAGGCGGTCGATGTTGGCGGCGCGGCGCTCCAGCTCCGCCACCTGCCCGGCGCTCAACACGCCGAACTCGCCCTGCAGCATTTTCTGCCGCACCTCGCCCAGCTTGGTGAGGTGCTGCACCTGAATTTCCGCGCGCTGCAGCGCTTCGATTTCGCGCTCGTACGGCGATTTCTGCGGAGCGCCGCCGCCCTCCGGTTTCGGCTCGATGTAGGCCGGCAATTTCGGCGTTTCGATCTTCGGCGGGTTTATCGCCGCGACAAGCTCGTCGCGTCGCTGCGTCAGCCCGCGGATGTTTTGCTCCAGCGCCGCCTTCGCGCGGTCATTGAGCTTCACGTCGGGAATCAGGAAATTCCAGAAAGAGTCGCTCGCACCCCTCGGATTCATCGTGCCGGCGGCGAGTTGTTTCTGTGCCGTCTCAAGCTGCTTGTTGACCTCGGCCAGTTCCTTCGCCGGCCCCGCACCGCTGATCGCGCCGAACACATGCGACGCCGCACCGCCCAGCCCCACCCACAGGGACATCAGCTTGCCGCTTTCCTTCTGCGCCAGCACCATGGCGTCGGTGATGCTCGTCATGGCGGGCAGCAATTCCTGCGCCATCGCCATTTTCCAGCGCTGCGACGCGGCCTCCATCTTTGCCATATTGACGTTGTACTGATGCGCGGCCTCGGCCTGCTCGGTGGTGACGCGCGTATTCAGTTCGCCCGTGCGCGCCAGCTCGTACATGAATGGCAGCGCCTGCGCCGCGCTCTTGCCCATGATTTCCTGCGCATAGGCCACGCTCAACGCGCTGGCGCCGTTCTTCGTCAGTTCCTGCGCCATGCGCGTGATGATGCCGGTGACATCGCCCTGCTCCAGCGCGTTTTTGGCCGCGGCGGAACTGATGCCCAGCGCCTTGAAAGCCTCGGCCGATTTACCGCCGCCGCTGCGCGCGAACTCCAGCAGGCTCTTGTCGAGCTTGCCGATCATCGCGGCCACGGTATCCATGTCGGTGCCCGATAGCTTTGCCACGCCACGCAGCGCCGAGAGCTGCTCGACAGCAACGCCGGTGCGCAGGCTCATGTTGCGCAACTCATCCATGGAGTTGACCGCACCGTCGATGCTGGCCTTGAGCGCGCCGAACGACAGCCCGGCGCCGACAGCGCCCAGCGCGGCCTTGGCCATGCTGGCCGCCCTGCTGGCGCCCGCCATCGCCGTTTCGACGACGCCCTGCGCCTGCGCCATGCTTTGCTTCAGCTCGGCAATATCGGCGCCGATCTTGAAAACCAGCGCACCCACGTCAGCCACGATGCCTCCGGTGGCGGCGCGCGTTAAGCGCTTCGACCGCCTTCTGGTTTATGCCGTCCACGGCGATTTCGTCCTGTTCCAATGCAAGAAAGGCGAGCCATTCCGTGACCTGCGCGCTGGTGACATCCGCAAGCCACAGATCAGGGTGCGCATACCCTAGCTCGCGGGCGATGCGGAAGTAGAGCCGCCGCTCGGGGCGGCCGATGAGTTTTTTGCGGCGGCCTCTTGCGAACCCGCCGTAAGCCCCGACAGCCGCGCAGCCGCATCCCAGATGCGGTCGAGCGCTGCGGCATTCTTCGCGCCGAGCGCTTCCACATCTTCGACGGAAAAGAGCCGCTGCCCGGCCTCATCGACCATCGCCATCACACACAGCCGCGCGCGCGCGTTTGGCATGCGATTGTCGGCAATCGCAGCGCGCGACATCTGCTCCCACTCGTCGCGCTGCGCGCCGGAGAGCGCACGCACCCGCACCTCGCCGCCCCACTCCGGCACCGCGACGACTTCGCTGGCGATGTCCGGCGCCGCCAGGATGGCGGCCTTGTCGAGCAGCGCCATCTACGACTCCGAGCGCGTCAGCGCGCCGGTGCCCTGCAGCTTGATTGGCGCGTTGGCCATGCTGCCGACGTTGCCGCCGAGCGGCTGGTAACTGGCGAGAATGGCCTGGCCGGTGTACTTCGGGTTGCTGCTGCTCACCGATGAACTGGTCGGCCTGATCTCCACCGCCACCTCGGTGCCGAACAGGCCAAACAGCGTCTCGTCGATGCTGCCATTGGCGAAGTCGTTGCGCACCTGCACCGACACATTGAAATCCTTCAACGAGGGCAGGCGCTTTTTCCACGCATCGCCCATGCTGGTATTTTCCTGCACGTCCACCGAAGTCTCGATAGTGACACTCTCGACATAACCGGCGAGGCTGGTACCGCCGACCGACACATAGGCATCCTTGAAAACGAACTGGCTCATGATTTACTCTCCTGATTGATAACCCACTGAAACCGCAAACGTGCACGTTGTGATCTGGCTCAAGGTCCACACCGCGCGCATCCATGTCTTGCCGCTGATGAGTCCCCACATCGGCAGGTCGTCATCCGTCCACATCAGCGCCCAGTCCGATGTCCACATCGGTGCGCTGTCGCCGTGCAGAGGCAAAATGAAGTGCTCCGCGCCGGCCGCCGCGAGCGGCTGAAATTCAGCGATGGTCTGGGCGTCGGCAAAGGTGTTGTCGCTGCCGCATTGCACGCTCACCGTGAGCACCGGCGAGCCGCCGCTGGCGGTGAGCGCATAGCATTGCAACTGCGCATGCAGGCGCGGGGTCGATGGCGGCGCGCCGAGGTCGTAGCCGGTGCCGTTGCCGTTGCCGGTGCGTGCCGCGTTGGTGAGTATCTTGCCGCGCACCAGCGGCGTGTCGCCGGCCACGGCGCTAAAATCAAACGGCGCCATGTCGCCGTATCTGCCGAGGCACTGGTATTTCGTCTCCAGCGCGCGCATAAAGTACGCCGGCTCGCCGGCAGCGCCGGCCTTGGGACCAACAAACACCGGCACGTCGGTGTCGGCGAGGTCGCCAAACAGCCGCTCGTCATTGTTGGCGTCGTCGAAGTCGGCGTAGCCGTTTACCTGAATGGCGAAGTCGAACGCCGCCACCTTGCGCTTTTTCCAGGTGTCGGCGAACGTGGTGCATTCCACCGTGTCGGCGGTGGCGCCCAGCGTGAGCGCGCTCACGCTGGTGTCGAGGCGCAGGCCGTTGCTGTAGACGGCTGCGCCCTGGATGATTTGCTGGCTCATAAGGTTCTCCGGTTACAAGGCAATGTCCGGCGCGTTGGCGGCGGTCTGCGTGAAACATTCATAGATCAGGCGCGTGACGATCACGATCTGCTCGGCGCCGTCATCGCGCTCGGTTTCAATGCGGCGCAGCGCCACCCACTTGCACAGGCCGCTGAACTCGCCGCTGCCGGCGATGGCGGTCTCGATTTCCTTCTTCGAGGCGTCGGCCTCGTCGTCATAACTGGACACCGCCTTGCCGCAGAATTCGATTTTCAGTTGCGTGCGGCGGTCAATGCGCCGCGATGCGCCGCCCATCACGTTGTGCTCGATGTCGCTGTCGTCAACGAACACGCGCAGGCCCGGCAGATCGGTATCCTGCATCGGGTACACCCGCGAGGCGTACACGCGCGAGCCGGTGGTGGCCAGCCCGGTGAGCAACGCCGCCGCCGCATCACGCAACTGTTTGTCGATGTGATCGGCCATGGTTATGCGCGCGCCCGGATGGACTGGTAGTTAAGCTCGGCGCGGTAGTTCTTCACCAGGGCGTCCACGGCGACACGCCGCATGGACTGCTGTATTTTTTTCTGCATGAACGCGCGCGGGACTGACATCGTATCCAACTCCGTGATGGGAATATCGCTACCGCGCCGGTGAATCCGGCTGCCAGGTCCATAGCGAAACACCGGAGACCCCTTGGGGCTGTCCGGCTGCACGCGCGCGAACACGCCGACGTGTCCGCTTTTCATGCGCGCGATGAACGCCCGGCCAATGACCTTGCGCCCCTTGATGTTGACGCTGACACCGCGCCGGGTCTGGCGAGCCGAAAAGTCGATCAAAGGCAAACGCCGGCCGCGCACCTCCAGCGTAAAAGCCGGGTCCTCGCGCGTGGCCTGCCGCATGCGCATCGCATCGCGCGTCGCGGCGGCCTTGAAACCCGGATACTCGGCGCGAATCTCGCGCACGGCGGCCGTGCGCACCGTCGAGCCGGTGCGATTCAATGCGCGCACCAGCGCCTTGTCCTGCAGCTCCTCGGCGATGCGCGGGAAAGCCCGCCGAATCTCCGCGATATTGCTGCTGACATCGATGCGGATCACTGCGCCTCCAGCTTGAGAATCACCACCGCCCCATCATCCTGCGGCATGCGGTTGCGGATGCGGTAGGTGACGCCGGACACCACCAGCGTGTTGCCGACACCTGCCGCGGGAATGTCCGCAGCCCTGCAGGTAAACGCAGGCGAAGTGCCGGCGACGCCAAAGGCATCCGCATATTCCGCATCAAAAATGCCGTTTACCGTGGTGCTGCCGTCATAGGTCGCGGCGATGGCAAAATCGCCGGTGTTTAAAAACACGGTGAGGTCCTCGGTAAACATCAGGCCGCCTCCAGCATCGCCACATCGCGCCGGATCGCGCGCAACACGGCATCCGCCACCAGCTCAGGGCCGGCCGCGGCTTGGCACGCCGCCCATCCGGTCACGCTGTCGCGGGTGCAAAATTCAAACTTGTTATGCAGCCGGTGGCACGGATGGCACTGGATGCCGGCCGGCTCGATGGCCGCGGTGTTGCGCCAGTATTTGGTCAGGTTTTCCGCGCTGGAATGCGACATGAAAACAACCTTGGGCATGTCCATGCTGGCCACACTGTTGACGATTGCCGACTCGGTGCCCACCACCGCGTCGGCCTGCTGCGCGAGCGCCATGGCGAGCCGTATCGGTATGTCCTTTCCCAACACCACGCCATACGGCTCCGGCGGAGTGATGTCTTGCCGCAGCTCGCCGAGCACGACGGTGTATATCTGCTCGCGCGCCATGCGCTGCATGAATGCCTGCGTATGCGGCCAGGTTTTGGGCTGGCCCGATCCGGTGGGAGCCACCACCACCAGCGGTCCGGCAAACAGTTTTTTGCGCTGCTCTTTTGCCCAGCCTAGCTCGGCAGCCGTCGGGTAAAAACGCTGGTTTACGGCCAGCGGCAGGCCGGCCATCTCAAACATCGCCTCGTAATAGTTGCGCGAGGCATGCGCGCGGCGCACTGCTTCAGGCCAGTAGTAATGTAACTCATTCGGGTGAGGCAGCATGCGGCCCTCGACCACGCCGATCAGGTTGCACCAGCGCGTGTACTTGCGCGATTCCCACAACAGGTAAAGAATCATCTGATCATCGTCGAGCATGCCGTTGGGCATGACGATGATGCGGTCGATGTGCGGGTCAGCCTGCAGCACGTCGCGGCCGGCCGGCCCGGTGTACACGGTGACGTGATAGCCCGCGGCCTTGTATGCCGCGGCCACGCAGCCGCCCCACAGTGCATCACCATAGGCGCCGGGCCGCACCAGCCCAACGGATTTTTCAGGCGCGGGCGCTTGGCAGGTGTAGGCACACTGTGTGCCGGTTTTTTTGTAAACCTGAAAAAAGGAATACTCGCGGCCTTCGCTGCGCGTCCTGTTTTCGATGAGATCCCAGGCGCCGCCGGTTTTTGCGGCGAGCAGCATGGCGTCGATGATGTCCTGCGGCGCGAAGTCGTGCACATGGTCAGGATTGGCGCCGGGCTGCCCGATGCGCGGGTACAGATCGCGGTGCGGCAGGTACAGCACGAGGTGACCGCCGGGCGCGACCAGCCGCCACCATTCCGCCAGCGCGCCGCGGTAGTCCTCGATGTGCTCCAGCACATGGCTGGAAAACACGCAATCCATGGTGCCGCTGGCAAACACCGGCATGCGCTCGCAGGTCCGCAGCACCATGTCGGGTTTCATCTGCACGCCGAACAGCGCGACATCCTTCTGGTTGTCCACGCCCAGGAAATGCGGCCACACCTTGGCGTTGCCGCAGCCGATGTCGATGTTGCTGGCGCCGACGTACGGCACCACGTCGAAGCGGCATTTTTCCGACTCGGCACCCTGCGGGTCTTCTGCCCTCCATACCATGCGCTTGCTCTCCTTTTTTGCGCCGCTCTCGCCAGAAAACGGCGCAAAAAAAGCCGCCCGAAGGCGGCTTAAATGCAGCGGTGTTGGACGTTTAGGTCGTCAGAATGTCCTCGATCTTGGCGAAGGCGGACGGTTGACGCACGCCGAAGTCGGCAAACTGATTCAGCGTGATCTTCACCTGCCCGGTGTCGGCCTTGCTGTACGGGTCCACCGTCACGTCGGGCGCACCGAACAGCCCCAGCACGCCCATGCTCCAGTCGCTGGCGAAGATCGCCGCGCTGCACACGGTGGTGCTGGTGCCTTTGGTCAGGTTGCTCGGCACGTTGTTGGTGATGCCCACACGGTAGCCGTTGAGCGGCGTGGCGCCGTCCGTCCACAGGAAAGGCATATACGTGGACTTGGTGACCTGCTTGGCCTTGCCGCGCACGCGCGTGTTGGTGACGTAGCCGGCGAGCTGGCCCGGCTCGGCGTTGCTGTTGGCGCAGGCACTCTCCAGGTCTACCAGGTGCGACCACACCAGCGCCGCGCCGTTGCTGCCGCCGGCGACGGTGCCGATGCTGGAGGTGTTGCGGATGCCGGTCATCTCATTCGAGCTGCCCACGCCGTTGATCATCTGCGACTCGATCAGCACCGCGGAACCCATCAGCAGGTCGTCGCGCAGCATCGATTCCAGAGCCATCGCGGACTGGATCAGTGCCTGCTTGGAAACTTCGATGTACGCGCCCACGCGCTTCGGCGACAACGATACCTTGGCGGTGGCCGGGTTGGTTTCGCTGGCGCTGCCGATCTCCGCCAGCATGCCCAGCGTCGAGGCGGTGGATTTCCGCGGGATGTCCACATTGCCCACCAGCCCGGACAGCACCCGCACACCCATGCCGGTCACCACCATGGCGTTGCGCAGCGCGTCCACGTAAAGGTCGGTGCGCAACACGGTTTCGCGCAGGTTGCCGGCTTCTGAGCTGGTGCCGAGGTTGAAATCGCGCTGGAAAGCCTCGTGCGGCACATAGAACCCTTCCGGCGAGCGGCCGAGGACATTGGCCACGGCCTGCGAGCATTCGCGCTCCAGCCCGGCCTTGCTCCAGTCGCCAGTGACGCTGGCCACCAGCGCGCGCGCCAGCGAATAGCGCTGGATTTCCTTGGGCTTCATGCCGATGGCGAGCTCGCTCGTGTCGCTGTGGCGGCTTTCCATCTTCTGCAGGATCACATCCTTGAATTGCTCTACGGTGCGGCCGTTGCGCAGGGCGTCGGCGATGTCCTTCTGGCCGACGTACTTGGCGTACTGCTCGCCCATGTTGAGAATGCCGTCGCGGCGCTCGGCTTCGAGCTGCGTCGGGTCTTTTTGGGTCACGTTTTCCATGGTTTTTGCCTTTACTGTGGTTGAAATTGCGGGTTTTGCTGGTGCGAGGTCGGCTGATCGCCCAACGCCGACAGAGGCATCGGCCGGAACCGCCACGATGGAAACCTCGAAAGGCTCCCAGTCGGTGACGCGGTACGTTGGCAGCGGCTCGCCACGATCACGCAGCGCCTGCGTGGCGCGCTGGTGCTGCGCGTCGTTGCAGGCCAGTGCGCGAAACTCGTCGCCGCTCAGGGTGCGCGTTGAAGGCTCGCCGCCGTTTGCCGGCGTGATCACTTCCTCGACCTCGTGCACACGGTATCCCACGGACACCAGGGTGCGGATGCCGTCCTTCACGTCTGCGAAAATTTCCTGCGCATACGGCGATTTTCCGAATCGCACGGTAGCGCGCCCGACCTTGTCTGCGTCGAGCCATGCTTTTTCCACGACACCGGCCTGCTGATTGGTGTCGTGATTCACGAGCAGCGGGTGGCTGCCATCGTTCAGCCGGCCGAGGCGAACGCTGGCAGCGCCGTGATCGAGTATTTCCATTCCAAAAAAGCGCTCGTAAGGCGCTTCGCTGGAAAATGCGAGTTCAATGGTGCGGGTGTCGGCGTTGACGCGCTGCTCGCGCAGCGACACCTCGCGCACAAACAGGTGCTGTTCCGCATCTTTGATGCTGTTCTTGGGCATGCCATACATGGGGATCACCTCATTTGCGAGTTGTCGGGTTATTCACCACCACCTGCGCAGGCGGTACGTTGTTTTGTACGTGAACTTCCGGC